GAGAAAATGACCCACATCAAAGCCCAGCTTGACGCCATCCGCGCGGACCTGGCCGACCACGAAGCCCGCATCCGCACCATCGACGACAGCGTCATCTCCGCCAAAACTTCATCCACCCTCATTCAGGCCGGACAGGCTGCCCTGACCCTCGTCGCCTCCGCGATCGCCGCCTGGCTGGGGGGCAGATCATGACCGCACACCGCCACATATGGTGCCTAACCAGCTGCACACATCGCCACCCCTGGGGGGTAAAGCATGACCGGCAACGATCAGGTCATTCTGCAGTGCCGCCGCGCCATGTCCGACCCGGCCACCTTCATCGAGGTTTGTTCCACCATCAGCCTGCGCGACTATCAGCGCGGGGTGGCCGATGCCATCTTTCGCTCCATTCAGCGCTGCGACGGCTTGTCTTTCGTGGTCATGTTTCCGCGCCAGTCCGGCAAGAACGAGCTGCAAGCCCAGCTCGAAACCTATCTGCTCGCCTGCTACTATCACATGAACGCTGAAATGGTCAAAGTCTCCCCCACCTGGAAGCCGCAAACCCTCAACGCCATGCGCCGGCTCGAGCGCGTGCTGGATTCCAACCTGATCTCCAAGCATATTTGGACCAAGGAATCCGGTTATATCTACCGCTCCGGCAAAGCCCGCATCTATTTCTTTTCCGGCCAGCCGCGCGCCAACATTGTCGGCGCCACCGCCAACGTCCTGCTGGAAGTGGACGAAGCCCAGGATATTCTGCCTGCCAAGTTCGACAAAGACATCGCCCCCATGGCAGCCTCCACCAACGCCACCCGCGTGTTCTGGGGCACAGCCTGGACCTCGCGTACCCTGCTGGCGCGTGAGCTGCGCGCCGCCCGCCAGGCAGAAAAACAGGATGGCGTCCGGCGCGTGTTCGTGCTCACCGCCGATGATGTAGCCGCAGAAGTTCCTGCCTACGGCGACTTTGTCGCCGGGCAGGTCGCCCGCCTGGGGCGCACTCATCCCATGGTCAAAACGCAGTACTTTTCAGAAGAAATTGATTCCGAGGGCGGGCTCTTCCCACCCGCCCGCGTGGCGCTCATGCAGGGGGCACTCCTCCCCCTGCTGACGCCCATCCCCGGCCGGCTGTATGCTCTCACCCTCGACGTAGCCGGCGAAGATGAAGCCGTCCTGGCAGATCCAGAAACCGGCCAAGCCGAAGCCTTGGCCAACCCCCGCCGCGATTCCACCGCCCTGACCGTGTTCGAGGTCGATCTGGCCAGCGTGGATGATCCGCTCATCAACAAACCCACCTACCGCGTAGTCTTCCGCAAGGAGTGGATCGGAGTAAAGCACGCCAGCCTGTACGGCGAGATCAAAGCCATCGCCGAATTGTTCGATGTGCGCTACCTGGCTGTGGACTGCACCGGCGTGGGCGCCGGCCTGACCTCGTTTCTCTCCGCCGCCCTGGGCGACAAGGTCATTCCCTTTGAGTTCAACATTCGCACCAAATCCGATCTGCTTTGGGATTTTCTCGGCATCATTGATTCCGGGCGCTTTAAAGACTACGCCTTGGCTGGATCCGAACAGGTGGATCCCAGCCTGGCAGCCGCCGCCGCATCCTTCTGGCAGCAGGTGCAGTTCTGCGAGTTCGAGATCCTGCCCGGTCCGCAGAAGCGCGTGCGCTGGGGCGTGCCGGATGGCCGCCGCGACCCGGCCGATGGCTCGCTGGTGCACGACGATCTGCTCATCAGCGCCGCCCTGTGCGCCGCCCTGGATTCTAAAGATTGGTCGGTCAGCGCCCCCACCTTCGTCATCCACGCCCGCGACCCCCTGGATGACCTCGATAAAGGATTCTGATGCACATTAATCTTGTTTCTTATCCCGAAAACTGCCGTAACCCTCTGCAGGAGCAGAGGGTGGAGGCGCCCAAACGCTTGCGACTTCGGGGAGCGAAGCGTGGGGTGTGGATAAACCTGTGGATAACTTCCTCATCCGCGCCGAGCAGCGCTAAAATCGCGCTGATCAGCGCGTTTAAATGCATAAAATGGGTAAAAATTCCGACTTCTACTAATTGGATAAAGATTATCTATATCGGAATTTTTCCGACTTTCTCTTCTTTTTCGCTTAAAAAACACGGAAAATTTCCGACTTTTCGCATATTAAAACACGGAAAAATTCCGTGTTTTACGAATAAATGCTGGTTCTCTTCCTCTGCTGCTACTGCAGATCTTTTAATTAATATATTAAGCAGCAGCAGTAGATCTTTAACGCGCATTTTTTCGGAAAAATTCCGGAATCCTCTGCAGGAGCAGAGGGTGGAGGTACCAGCCTTTGGCTGCTTCATGCCGCGCAAAGGCCAGGCACGTCTTTTGTCATTGCGAGCCAGGCGCAGCCTGGCGCGGCAATCTCGGTTTGCCGCCCCCGCTCCGGCAAGGCACAAAAAAGGCAGTTCTTCACTGCCGTTCATGCCTTTTTTGTGCTCCTGCGTCGGGGGCTTTTGTCTCAATCCCAACTTTGGAGGTGTTTAAATGGTTCCTGGTATCGATGTTTCCCTCTGGCAAGACGATAACTCCACCGCCCAGAAAATGAATTTTGCCAAATCTTTCGAGAACGGCGCCCGTTTCGTGTTCATCAAGGTTTCCGAACGCGGCGGCATGGACGAGGATTTCTTGTTCAATTGGTCTTCCGCCAAAGCCGCCGGCCTGCTGCGCGGCGGTTACCACTTCCTGCGCTGGGACCTCTCCGGCCTGCTGCAGGCGCGTATCTTTTGCGACCTGCTCAAAGACGACCCCGGCGAGCTGCCGCCCGTGGCCGACTTTGAAGCGCCTATCAAGGACGGCAAGTACCCTAGCAACGCCCTGTTGGAGCAGTTCCTGGTCGAAGTCGAAAACATCCTGGGGCTGCGCCCCATGATCTACACCTCGCCCGGCTTCTGGAATTCCTACGGCAAGATCAAAAATACGTCACGCTTTGATGCCAAGTGGTCCTACTGGCCGCTGTGGATCGCCCACTACACCCAAGCCGAAGCGCCCACTGTGCCGCTGCCATGGAACACCTGGACTTTCTGGCAGCATGGCGTGTACGCCGAAGGCCTGGCCTACGGCGCCGAGAGTAAAGGCATTGATAAGAATTGGTTCAATGGCAGCCTTCATGAGCTGCACCAGTTTGCCGGCACCTCAGACGAAACCACGCCCGAAACCCCAACCGTGCCCGCAGCCGCAGCCCTCGATCTCGCCGGCCTCAAAAGCGCTGTAACCACCGCCGCCTGCCTGGCAGTGGACGACTGGGCGCAAGACCAAGCCGCCGCCGCAGCCTCTGTGAATAATTTTCCTAAATTAGAAGATCTGAAAGGGATAGCACCAGATGCCACTGGAAACAAAAATAGCGAAGATTTTGTTAGTGAATTAAGGGATGAATGGTAGATCAATATTTTCATCCAATGAATAAATTTAAACGCCTCGGAACCCTCTGCGGGGGCAGAGGGTGGAGATACCAGCCTTTAGCGGCTTCCAGCCGCATAAAGGCGAGGCACGCGGCCTGACGCGCGACCTGAAAGGTTCATTATGGGAATTTTTGATAACTTTTTTGATAAAACCATCCAGCGGCTGGTCCGCGACCAGCTGGCCGTCATCGAATCAGAAAACAATTTCCTGATCGGCACGCGCTCCGCCAGCCAATCCGAGCGCGACCGCTATACCTACGACCGCAGCGAAATCCTCGAGCAGTCGCTGGAAGCCTGGCGCACCAACCCGCTGGCGCGCCGCATCGTGGAGCTCACCTCTCAATACGTGGTCGGCGGCGGCCTGACCCTCAACTGCAGCCCGCAGCCAGCCGCCGATTTTCTGAACGAGTTCTGGATCCACCGCCTCAACCGCATGCCCGTGCGCGTGTTCGAAATGTGCGACGAGCTCACCCGCACCGGCAACCTGTTCATTCTGATCAGCAGCGATCAAGCCGGCATGTCCTACCTGCGCGTTATCCCCGCTTCCCACATCGAAGAGATCCACAGCCGCGCTAACGACCTTGAACAGCCATTATCCTTCAAGCTCAAAGCCTCGCTCGAAAACCTCAACCCCGACCCCATCCCAGCCTACGACCCGCTCAGCGACGCCCCCGAAAAGCCCACCATGCTGCATTATGCCATCAACCGCCCGGCTGGCGCGCAGTGGGGCGAACCCGACCTGGCGCCCCTGCTGCGCTGGCTGGCGCGCTATTCCAACTGGTTGGAAGATCGCGCGCGTCTCAACCGCTACCGCAACGCCTTTTTGTTCGTGGTGCAGGCAAAATTCGCTTCCGAAGCCGCGCGCAAAGCCCGCCAGACCATCCTCAACGCCAACCCGCCCAAGCCCGGATCCATCCTGGTGGCTGACGAAAACGAAACCTGGAAGGTGCTTTCGCCGCGCCTGGAATCCGGCGACGCGAAAAAGGACGGCCTGGCGTTGAAAAAGATGATCGCGGCCGGCGCCGGCATTCCCCTGCACTTCCTGGCTGAGCCTGAATCCGCCACTCGCACCACCGCCGAAGCCGCCGGCGGACCCACCTACCGCCGCTTCGAACAGCGCCAGGAGTATTTCCTGTGGATGATTGAGGATATCCTGCGCGTGATAGCCGCCCGCCGCGCCCGGCTGGATGCCCGCTTGAAAGGCGAGATCGATCTCAGCGTCACCGGCGCGGATATTTCCAGCCGTGATAACGGCGCGCTCTCTCAGGCCGCTTACTACATGATCGGCATCCTGGACGATCTGCGCGATCGCAAACTGATCAGCAACGTGGAATTCCTGCGCCTGATCTACCGCTTTTTCGGCGAATCGGTGGATGCCGAATCCATGCTGCGCGAAGCCGCCAAGCAGAAAGACGATCAGGGCGCCAACCCGGGCGGCGCGCCCAGCGGCGCATCCTCTGGGGGGTTCCCTACCGCAAAAGTAAAAAGCCCCTCTGAACCCCCGGATGAGGATCCCAAGAAGAACCTCAAGGATAAGATCGCAACCTAGAAAGGACCTAACCTATGCCCGATATCAATAATCACCAGCACCGCATCAACCTGGAAGCTTCACAGGTCAATGACCAGGGCGAGTTCGAGATCATCGCCATCACCGCCGGAGACGGCAACGGCTGGAAGTTCACCAGCCAATCTTTGAAAGCCTCCGTGCCGCTCTGGGAAGGCGTTCAAACCTTTATCGATCACCACTGGTTTGGCAATTCCGTGCACGACCTGGCCGGCGTGTGCTACGCCCCCGCCTGGGATGAGAAATCCCAGGGCGTCAAGCTCACCCTCAAACCCTTGGGACCTGCCGCCCCGGTCCTGGTCGAAATGGGCAAGCAGATCCTGGCAGCCCAGGAGATCAAGCCCAATGTAGGCTTTTCCGCTGACATTTCGTTCAGCGCTAAAGGCAAAGAGGTGCAGAACATTCTGCGCGTCTATTCTGTCGATTTGGTGGTCAATCCCGCGCGGGGCGGGGAGTTCATCCGCCAGATCTATCAAAAGCTGCAAAGCGAAAATGATAGAAAGGATTTTCTAATTATGAAACCTGAACCAAACGAAACACCCTTAGAAGCCCCCGCCCAGCAAGCCCTGCCCGGCGTGGAGCTCGTCCAGCAGCGCATCCAAGGCGATAAGCAAGCCATCGATCAGCTGTTGAATGTGCAGGGCAAGCTTTCCGAGCTGGAAAGCGAAGCCGAGAAAGCGCGCGCGCTGCGCGTGCAAATGTGCGCTCAGTTCCTGGAAAGCGCCCTGGCAGCCGCCAAGCTGCCCGCGCCGGTTGCCGAACGCCTGCGCAAGCAGTTCACCGGCCAGTTGTTCGAAGCCGAGCAGCTCACCGCCGCCATCGAAGACAGCCGTGCCATGCTCAGCGAATTAACCGGCGCTTCCACCGTTCAAGGGCCGCGCATTCATTCCGTGTTCGATTCGCGCGACAAGCTGCAGGCCGCCGCCGATGATCTCCTGGGCGCTCCGCGCGATAAGGAGCTGCAGGAGCTTAAAGTCGCCAAGTTGTCCGGCATCCGCGAGCTGTACCTAATGCTCACCGGCGACTACGACCTGCATGGCGGTTTTGATCCCCAGCGCGTGCAGTTCGCCACCACTGCCGATTTCACCGGCCTGGTCAAGAACGCGTTAAACAAGATCGTGGTTAACACCTGGGACCTGCTCGGCAAAGCCGGCTATGACTGGTGGACCAAGATCGTGCGCACGGAGCATTTCAACAGCCTGCAGTCCATCACCGGCACGCTGGTGGGTACGGTCGGATCTCTGCCTGAGGTCAGCGAGGGCGCCGAATATACCGAACTGGTCATCGGCGACAGCCCCGAAACCGCCGAGTTCGTCAAGTACGGCGGCTACATCCCGCTCACCTTGGAGCTGATCGATCGCGACGAATCCCGCAAGCTGGCAGCCTATCCCCGCGAATTGGCCGCCGCCGGCCTGCGCAAGATCTCGTCCCTGGTAGCCGCCATCTTCACCGCCAATTCTCACGTCGGCCCCACCATGGCTGACACCGGCGCCCTGTTCAACAACACTGCCGTCACCACCGCCGGCGGGCATGCCAACCTGCTCACCACCGCTTTGGCTGCTCTTGAATGGGATGTGGTCTGCTCTGCGGTGTACAACCAGCCCATGCTCATCAAAAACGCCGCCGGCCACTACGGCACCGGCCCCAAGATGGCCATCAACCCGCGCTACCTGGTGGTGCCGCGCGCGCTGCAGCTTACTGCTATGAAGATTCTCTACCCCAGCCTTGAAAACGCCGCCACCATCTACAGCGAGAACATGCAGCGCGGCCAGCCCGGCGACGTGGTCACCGTGCCTGAATGGACGGACGCCACCAATTGGGCGGCCGTCTGCGATCCACTGATCGCCCCTGCGATCTATGTCGGCGAACGCTTTGGCATCCTGCCCGAGATCTTTATCGCCGGCGACAACCTCAGCCCGGCCGTGTTCACCAACGACGAGCACCGCCTCAAGGTGCGCCATTTCCTGGCCTGCTGGGTTAATGACTTCCGCCCGCTGCACAAATCCAATGTGGCCGGCTAAAAGGTTTAAAAAACTGAAAGGATAAAAAAATTATGGGTTATGTACATGACACGCACATGAGCCAGTTCATCAGTCCGGCTGAATTTGAAATGTCGGCCGGCACCTGGACCGTTGCTGAAAGTTCCCACATTGTCAGCCGCGCCCGCAGCGCGGCCGACGCGGCCTTTACCGCCCTCATCCCCATCCTGCCGCCATCCAACGCCAGCGCCAACAAAGGCGCCAAACTTAAAAGCATTGATGTTTTCTATGCCATCGGCGAAGCCGCCGCGGATGATTTCGCTACGGTTGAGCTTGAAAAGATGGTGCTCTCCCCCGATGATACGGTCGTTGCCGGCGCTGCGGTGGCCGTTACTCCCGACGCTGGCCACGACACCGCCGCCGAAAGGCTGGCGGTCGACACCGATCACTGCATGACCATCACGCTGGACGATCCCGCCTGGATTGACGACGGCGATTGTTACTGGCTTAAATTGGTCGTGGACTGCGCCGCCACCACAGTTTTCACCTTCTACGGCGCGCGCGCAAATTATGATTTGAGGGTCTAAATCATGTCCGCCTTTCGGAGCCCCCTGCAAGGGCAGGGGGCGGAGATGCCAGCCTTTGGCAGCTTCCAGCTGCGCAAAGGGTGGTACTTATGCCCTTCCCCCGCCTCCCCCCTCGCCGCTCCCCCTCGCAGCCCTCTGCAGGAGCAGAGGGCGGAGATGCTATACCCCGTGCGGCTTCCAGCCGCAAGG